GCCGAAGCTTCAAAACCGTTATAAGCCTGAACCACTCCCGCTTCAGTTATCCCCCATCGTGTCGCGTTGTCGGTCTCATTGAAAAGAGACACCCCGCTTGAGGAATGAATCAGTCGCCAAATATCCAAACCTGTTCGCTCAAATCGCAAGGGCACTCCACCGTTGACGATGTTAACGACCGCCGAGGAGTGTGCGCTATTAGTCCCAATGCCGAGGTTGCCACCTCCGTTCAACCAATTGGCGGTTCCGTCTGCGCTAAGCTTAATTGAAACCGTGCCGTCATTCTTTAAAACATCTACACGACCCGCCGCCGTGCTCTCGTAATTCTTAACGACTGAATTGCCGTTAGTGTTCAAGACTTGAATCAAATTGTGCGCTGTTATCTTTCCCGGTGACGGGTAGCCGTTAAGCGTAAGCGTGTTGTAGTCCTTCGCCGTAACAAGCGCATCGTAGACATATGGGGTGCCTTCAACTATTGGTGTGGTTGTGCCCCGGATGTAAACCTGCTGTGCAACGCTTGAATTAAAGGAGCAGTTGTCAAAGGAAAGGTCGAGTATCTTCCCCGTGTAGGTTGTTGGGTCCGTGTTATAGCTGGTGACATACAGACCCCAACCTGTATTTGCTTCCGCGTAACAATTTAGAAATTTTAACCGCTCAAGGAAAACCGAGAAGTTATAGTTCGTAGGATTAAGGTAAGTGACGTGGAATCCATCGCCTGTGTTGCTCTGGCAAAGCACGTTTTCGAAAAGCGCAGTTGACCCGCCCTCGACATAAACGCCATGCTGTCCGTTGAGCCCAAACTCAGAATCGCGCACGGTGTAAACAGTCGTGAATGGTGCTTTGACCGTTAACCCATTGCGCCCGTTGCCTTGAGAGACCACATGCGTCAAGTGGACAGGGTAAGAGCCGCCCTCCATTACGATACCATCTCGCACCGCGCCGGAAACTTTAACGTTCACCAGTTTTACGGAACGCATCATGTTTATAACGTTCGTCGCCTTGCTATTACCGTGAAGTGAAATATCTCTGACGACCATGCCCGCCGCAAAACTTGCGGGAACTTCAGCGTCATCCTCAGCGAGCTTTAAACCGGTCGCGCAGTTCGTGTTAAACTTGATGACCGATGTGGACACATACTGAAACTCTGAATACTGGTTCTCCCCTTGGATTGTTACGTTACGATAGCCGAGCAAGTCTATGGGCCCGGTCATGTAAGTCCCCTTCGGGAAGTGAACAATCCCGCCAGTTTGCAAGACAGCTTCGAAAGCGTCTAAAATCGCCGCAGTGTCATCCGTGCTGCCGTTGCCAACCGCGCCAAAGTGTTTGACGTTTACCGTGATGCTGTTGGTTAGCGCGTTGATCGCTTCAACTTGATCCTCCAGTGTCGCCACCTGCGCCTCCACCGTATCGAGGGAGTTCGATAGCGTGTTTATTCGAGAGACAAAATGGGTTGTGTTGGAGTTAGCCTTCTGCCATGAACTCCTCAACGTGTCGCCGGTCCCATCGTTCGCCGTGGTGCCAACATTGATGGTATACGGTTGCGAATTAGCAAGCCAGCAACCATACATCAGAGCCGCCCAAAAAACTATTACGTAACGTCTTTTCATTGTGCGATAGAAACCAGAATCCACCTAGCTACGTCCGTGTTATAAAGTAGAATCACGCAACCATCCCCAGTGGTAGCTTGGTCTGCGCCGGTCATGGAAAGAATGCGATTAGCCGGGGTTGCATCCACACCGGACTCGTGCGCGATGGTCATATTTTGGCCGGTTGCGTTATAGAGGATCAGCAAGCGATTGTTTGCCGGAGCCACGATGCCGCAAACTGCAAAAGCCGCTGTTGGTCCCGCTGTGATCCGAGTAAATGCCGCGTTGCTCGGTGTAATCCCTGCGTTGTTGCCGTTAGCCAGCGTGTTCAACGTGGTTGCGTTTAGGCTTGTCGCGCTTAGCCGATTGGTTCCGGTGAGATTGTTTGGCCCGGTGAGGCTTGCGTAACGAAGATCGCCCATGATCCCATTCAAAACCGTGCCATCTTTCACGCTCCCGTAATTCATCGCATTTCCGTGAATGCCGCTGTTGTCCTCCGTGAGTGTGATCCATCCATCATCATCAATTCCCATTCGAGCGATACCGAACACAATAGCGTCGTTCGTGTGGGTGATTGTTATAGACTTCGCGTTTAAATTTGTGACGCTCCCACCATCAATGTAAGTGCTAGCGTTGTTCAATGTGGTTGCGCCCGTGAACGTCTTATTGCCCGCAACGGTCTGATTGCCACTGGTCTGCACAAGGTTACCAACAAGGGTTGTCCCCGCTGTTAAAGCGTTCGTGCTGTAAGTGGACAAATCACTTGCAAGCTGGCTCTGAATATTCGTTGCCGTGCTTTGCGTTGGCTCCCCGCTTGCAGGCACTCGCACGGTCTTTAGTTCGGTAACTGTTTGCGTGGATAGAGTAAGCGTTGCCCATGTGCCGCTTGCGCTTGCCGTCACCGCCTGGCCAACTGCACCGCGCAAGGTAATCACGTTGCTGCTTGAAAACGTTGGCGTCATTGGTCCCGAGTAAGGGTAAGAAATGATCTGGTTCCACAGGTTGGTTGCGCTCGCTCCCGCGCTTACACCCACCGCGATTTGCGTTGATGGAGTCGCCACCGTGTTTTTCCACGTGCGCACATCCGCTCCTACGGTGAGTGTATTCGCGTCCGCCGGAGCATTGGTGACAGTGATGGTTAAGGTGATCCGGTCTGCCGCCGAAACGGAGACGCAGAGGAGGAGGATTGTTAGGAGGTATTTCATTGTTCAGGATCTGCGGCGAAACTGCCGTCATTGTTACAGCCAATGGTCAATTGTTTGGTGCCGTCTTGTGATGTGAAGGTTATGCCTTTGCCAGCCGCGTTTACCCATTGAACGCACAGTTGAAGCATTTCATTTTTCGTTGGGTATTCGTCCAGTGGAAGGGCTGTAGGTGATCCGGCAACTATGTATTCCCTCTTTATAGCAACGCCGGTGCGCTGAATTGTGATCTTGCCATCGGCGTCCTGAAACTCGAATTCCCAAATGGTGCTAATTTGCGTCGTGGAACCGCTTGAAAACGCCGCCGCCATTGGAACAGTGTTCAGGTTTAGTTGCGCAACAAAAGCGTTTCCTGACGCGCTCCAGCTTGTTTGCGATGCTAATACGGTCGCACCAGTGGAATCAAACACCTTGAGGGAAAGCGAGATGCCGGTAGGGTCAACCGTGGAGTAAATTCCCTCAGTGGGGTTAATATCCGGGTCAATTTCCAAGGCTTTGATCGTTAGCCAAGGCGCGTCCTGATGGTAGAAAACGGGGAAAGAAGAAAGCTCAGCGGAATCTCGTGGACTCGCAACTAGTCTTCCATTCGTGAAGTCTGCAAAAAAATCTCGCTTAACCGCAGGCATCTACCATCACGCCCGAAGTCAACGGCTCTTTTAATCGCTAAACCCGCCCTCTTTATACGTTGCCCGAATAGTCCACCTGAAGCTTGCTCCGTAGCCTATGCCGAGTTGATTTGACGGAGGAGGAAAACTCTTGATGACTAATGCCTCGCTCGGCAGGGGGTAAATGGTTTGCCGGAACTCTCTTGATCCCGTAATGAACCCGTTGGCAGTTGCGGCGACAATCCTTCCGTCACCGCGCAAATTGATACCAGGATAGAAGTAATTCGCCCCCGCTTGTGCCTTCGTTCGGCATAGCTCCATCTCCAAATCCGTCATTGCGCCGCCGAAATCACTGGTCTTGGTTGCAATGCTTTCGAGCATCACCTCAGCAAACCTGCCCTGTGATGGGTTTTGGAAAGGGGTTGTGGCAATCGGCAGGAGGTAATCATAGCTAAACCATGATGTTGGGTCTGGTGGTGATATGGGAATGCCTCGCTGATTAACCGGCCTGCGCTCAACAGGGTAATAACCGAGAGTGTTTAACGATCTTGGTCCGTTTCCGCTCCATCCCACATTTACCAAGACAAATCTTCGCCAGCCGAATGTCACATCTGATCTATGCAGTATTTCAGGAATAGCCGGGTCCTTCCCCTCATACTCAAAGGTGATCCTCCAAAAGCCGTCATGCCTTCGCGCCCACGAGTCCCCGCGCCCGTCATCGCGGCCCGGATCGGTATTGTTAACGCCTCCGCTCCCTGTGCAAATGCACTTCGCAAAATTGATTGCGCCCGGTATGCTCAAGACTCCTCAAATGGGATATATCCGGTGGGATCGTCTGTTAGTTCCCCTGCGTGAATCCAAAGGTATTTAGCAACCTCTGTTCCATCGGCCAGCGTGTAGCAAACCTTAATTTTTTTCCTTGGCAAAACCGGCCCACCATCTTCTTTAATGCTAACAACGACGCCATTGGTTTTGTGATCCACGGCAATACCTTTGCCAGCTATAACAGTCCTCGCCAACACAGCGGATCTCAGCCTGGACAGCCAAGAAACTATGGGGTGATTCCCCGTTGGTTCACCGGGTATGGTCATGCGAGCCCATAAAGGAAGGTTGACCACCGTTCAAGCAGATATTCCACGGCGATGTTGAATTTATTCCCACCGATCTGAACCACTGTTGGGGTTTTCTTCAGCCAACGCCAAACGTATCCGGTTGGAATATCGCTCGGCGTTGGAATTTGATCTATAGCAAAGAGTAGTGTGCTTGGCGGGCTAGTCTCTGAAATTAGCTGGCCAGTGGTGTAAAGCTTGTTTGTGTTTGCGTATCCCGCTCGCGCCGTGCTCCGATTGCTTACGGTCTGTGTCACCCTGAAAACATACTGCGAGCGAATAAATGAATCAGTGCCTTTAATAGCCAGATTGTAAAGCGTGATGGCGTTTCCGTTTCCGTTTACAGTGCTCGTTATATCCGTCCCGGCCTCGTTGTAAAACTTGGTTGACCTGCTATCAACAGCACGTCGAACAGATGCCAGTATTGCGCTATCCAGTGCTCTTGCCGTTGGATGCTCGTAAATCGAATAGGTTAAATCGTTCCCAAGTAGCTCGTATGTGAGTGTCGTCTCGCTTGAGCTTGAGCTTCCATCGTAATCCGGGGTCCTGACCGCGAGCCTAAATATGGGCGCGTTTGTCCCGTCGATTTCGTAGTATTGGTCTGGTGACAACCGCCGAGCCAACCCCATTATTTCATCTTCGCACCCCTCGTAGTAGCGTTCCGAAAACGTTCCGCGCACTGGGTCGTAAATTGTCTTGATCCGCTCTGATAATGTTTTGCCTAGTCTGGTCATGGGAAATTAGCGGTGCCTCCGATGGTTGGCTTTTCTGGTCTCACTGTTTTTGAGTCCAAACTTGCAAGGTATCGGTTTGCTAGCTTCAACTGGTCAACGCCGGGATCCGCTAAGACCGCCGCGCCGATGCGTTGGAGTTCGTTCACCTGCGGCGTGAAAGTCGAAGTCATGGCGTTTGCGTCCGCGCCAAACTTCGGAATTTTTCTTTGAAGTTCGCCGCGCCTCAACATCAACTGTTGAAGTCCAACGCCTAATTCGCCCGTGTCGTCTCCACGCTCTCGCTTGAGCTTTTGGAGTGCCTGAATCTGCCGGTCGATCTCCATTGTCTCGCGGGCAATCATCCTGACTTTGCCGTCATCGGTGGCCGCGTTGAATTGCTGCTCCTTAAGTTTATCGGTGAGAACCTTTGCTTTTTCCGCCCATTTGGCTTTTATGTCCGCGAGTTCTTTTTGCTTTTTCTCCTCGGCTTCTTTGTCCGCTGCGGCCTGCGCTTGTTTCTGAGCCTTTGCTGATGCTGTGGAGCTTAGTCTTGCCTCCATTCCGCGCATCCTGAAGTTTTGCTCATTAACCTCACTGCGCTCTTTAACTGAACCAAGGATGTAGGAGATACTATCAGGGTAGGACATGAGCCCCACCTTTCCTTGCCCCCACCGTTTTTTAGGCCCAACCATCAAATCAGACCAAAACCCGCCTACTTTTGTCTGAGCATCTTTTAACCTATCAAGCTCATCTATATCTGTTTCGCTGAGTTTGAAACTATTGGCCTCCATGCTTTGAAGGCCCTTGCGTGACGCCGGTAAAAGCTTGGTTCCACTCTTGCCCATCACGTCACGAATTGCGCCAATGTTCGCCGCGCTCGCCTCCATGTTTTTCATGGAATCGAATATCTGAAGGAAAATAGCCGCCGGGTTTTTCTTCGCTATGTCGTCAAGCGAAACACCTAATTGCGCAAAAGACTTGGCCAGCTTCGCGCCGGAATCTTCACCTTTGCGAATACGGTCCATTGCGTCCGCTATCGTGTTAATGCTGGCGGTAGATTGATCTCCAATGCCTAGGTTGCTAAGACCCTGAACGGTGCCCGCGTCTAACCCGGTTTGCTCAATGGTGTCCTTGATTTGCTGTGACTTATCAACGAGCCCCTGAAAGGCATCATCCATTTTCTTGAGCCCGATTAAGATTGAGCCCACCCCGAAAGCCTGCGCGAACTTCTCTTTGATCTCCTTTGAGAACTTATCGGTTTGGTTGGATGCTTGCCCGATGGCGGCCGTAAACCCTCGCCCGTCTGCTGTAAGAATGGCTTTAAGGATTAAGGACACGCAACCTCCGTTCTTTTAGCCGCTTCGATTAGCGCAATGTCCCGCTCAGAGAAAAGCCGGATGGCTCCCTCTGATTCCAGCCATGTGCAGAAATTCCAAATCGCGGATTGATATGGGGTGTTCAATGCCTCTGATTCTCCCATTCCAAGTTCCTGCATTAACTTTGATTTCAGGAATTGATTGAACGGTATATTGGATTCGCGCCCCTCGCGTTCTATCCAGAATTGTGGTTGCTGCTTGGCCTCGGAAACGTAGAGGTCAAAAAGCTTGATCTTCTCGATATAATCGAACCGCCGCCAGAACAGACCCCACAGTTTTACACGCAATAAGACCCACCGGGAATTCAAAGATTCCAAAGCCTGCTCATACGTTTGCGAGCAAATGAAAACGCCTAGAATAAGGTCGGCAAATCCGTGTGGACCACCTGAAGCGAAGGAACATCCGAACCTCTCAAGCAGAAGTTGATGCCCGAGGCAAAACGGTTTGAGTCGCTTGCCGAGAACTCTATACGGCTCGGGGATAGCCGCTTGAACATATGCGGCCATAAGTGGATTGATTAAGGACCGGCGGCAACAACAGCGGCAACATCATTCTCGACGTATTGTTTAAGCTCGAAAGTGAGCTTGGCTACATCCGTATTGCTGCGAGCTTTCCGCGCACGCACGAGAATGTATTTGCCTCCATGCGTTGCGTCGACATCATCATCTATTGAATCCGAAACAGTGACGATTGTTCCTGGTGCCGGGATTATCATCGCGTCCCCGGCGGTGGAAATATTGGTCCCGGTAGGAATAACATCGAGTGTCAGGGTTTTTCTTTGGTCGTAGAAGACCTCCCCGATCGTCGCGCCTTTTCCGTTGCGTACTTGAACGCTATCGGCGTCACGGGAGAAGTCGCTAGACTGTGGCTGGAATGCTCCGATTCCAGTTCCAGTCGCCTCGGTTCCAAGACCCCAAACGACTCCGACTGTTCCTAAGACTGTTTCTGCCATACAGTGATGGCAGCGAAGTCAACGGCTACAAATCGGCTGCGCAGGCCACTATGCGAAAGCGAAGGGTGTTAATCCATTTCCCTTCTTTTTTAACCGCGCAACTAATCCCCAAGCAGTAGGCGAGCGGGCAGGTAAAGTTTGCAAGTGAAGTTGAAAGGCTTGATCCAAGGTTTGCGACATTGAACGCGCCAAACACCTCGTTGCACATTGCATGGAATTCGGCGTCGGTTGTGTCCTCGGCGTCCGCTTGAACGTGGATGGACAAGTCGCCTTGATAATTTCCGGTGCCTGGATATGGAACAGCAAAGGTCTGATCTGCTTCAATAATGACGCACGGTAGCGCAATGGTTGGTTCCTCCGTGTCGGAGTTTGCCGCCGTCTGAATGTTCTCCCGGCCCTTGTAAACGTTGGTGACTAGCTCCAAGCCTTGGTCCGCAAGAAAGTTTTCGACCGCTTGTTCTACTAGCTGGGGGATGTTCATATTTTTATGGCCTTTGCGTATATCGCGTCGTATTGCTTTTGAAGTTGCCTTTGCGTGTGCTCGATCATTTCGCGCCCTTCGGCGTTAAGCGCGTCTTGCATTGAGGATTTCAGGGTATTTAAAACTTTGCCCTCTTGTCCTGAGTCCACTCTCATTGAGACTTCAATCACCGCGTGGGGCATCATCCCTTCTTTTGCCGGTGTGGCCTTGCCGCCACCAGCCGAACCCGGCCAACGCGCCACATTGTTTCCGCCCTCCTCTTTGCCGTCATAGGTCAGTAACACCTTCGGCCTATTCTTAACACCTGGCGCATTCCACATTCCGCGAATCACTGGGATAAAAATAGAGCGAACGTAGCCAACTGAAACTTGAGACATGCGGCTAAGTCGCGCCGATGCTATAATCATCTCGGCCCCATATAGGCCTTTCTTGCCCGCTTTTCTGTTCAACGCCTGCGCAATCAGATGCTTCCTGAGAAGGTTGTATTTCTTTCCCTTTGCTCGAAATTTCCCCTTGTTCTTCCCGCTTTTGTTTTGCTTAATCGCAACAGCAATCGGCTGATCCATGTAAGCCTTGATCTGTTTTCGCTTACCGGCAACATCCTGCGGCTCGATTGTTGAATAGCACCGAACGGCAACGTTCATGGACCTTTGGTTGAGCTGTTCAGGAAGCGTCTTACTGGTGACCTTCATTACCTCCTGCAAACCGCGCTGGAACTGCGAAAGGTCTATGGATGCGCTTAAGCTCATCTCTTGTTCATTCCCTGCGGAATCAAGCCCCATGTCGCCCCTTTGTCTTCTAGGATGTTTTCAGTTATCTCCGCGCCATGTTTTACGTAGACCCGTCCAATATCGGTATTGCGAAACCTGAACCGGACCCTTGCGCCTGATGGTAAGCCGTCAAGTGGCTTGATTTCGTTCGGCATTCCGTAGACAACCTTTGTTCCAAAATATTCCATAGCTTTACCTTCCCGAATTCGCATCAACCAAATCCAGTTTAAAGAACGCCCGCGCCGCATCCTCGCCAGCGTTTGCGATGCGATAAGTTCGGCCCCGGAACGTCAGCTTCTTTCCAGCCACGGGCGTCGGCGTGTCGTTGTCCATTGTGTAAAGCGTCGAGTCCATTGTTATCAGGGTAGAATCAGCCGTGATGAAATGCTTGCGAAGCACGCGCAGAGTCAGCGTGATCTCAAGCACCTTGCCGCCGATCTCAAGCATGGTGCCGCGTGTTTCGGTGGATGGAATGCAAGGGATGGTTGCGCCTTTCCAGAGAAAGCTTGGGGCTTCGTCCGTGCCGTTGTCGCCGGGGAAAGCCAGGTCGTTTTGTAACTCCTCCATCCCAGCTATTAGCATGCTTCTTATTTTGTCCATTTTAATAAAAAAACCGCAGGGTGTTTATTCCTGCGGCTCCCCCAATGCTAGAGACCTGAACCCAAATTATGACCACTGAGTCGCAATCAAAGTTCCGCAGCTTGAATCAATGATCTTTTCGGAAGTGTGCTGACGAACCCGAACCATGTTGGAGCGAATATCCTCCTTGCGGTAAGTCTCGGTGACGAATAACCCGCCCTCAGCGTTCCAGACCAACGTGCGGCCTGCGCCGCCGCTTTGAAAATCCCCACCCTCAACGCGCCCAACCCAGACATAAGTATCACTCCAGACCTTCGCGGAGCTAAAAGTCTGCGTCGCCTTCTTAACGGCGGAATCATAGCGAGCGCGACCGATTAGGGTTTGCTTGATACCATTGGCCGCGAACGCGGATGTGATTAGGTTGGGTGTGATGTTTGCAATTGGAAGGTTTGAGCCAACAAGGAAATCTTTGAGCAGCTTTGACCGGCGAACCCGATCATAAACGGTTGGGCTCATTACGATTGTGTTTGGCTCCTCCGCGTTGTCGGCCACGCGCTCGATTGCCGCCATCACGTCCAGCGGGAAATCAATCGTAGCGATATTTGCCTCAGTGTAGGCAACTGCGCTATTGGTGGCAGAGCCAAAAGTTGTCTCGTTGAAGATCGCGTCTTTGACCCGGATTTCATGGTCCAGCATCATCGAGCGCAGAACAAGTTTTGCGGTGAGAGATTCGAGGCTAAAATAGCGAGACAAATCCTTCACGTCTGTGTCGTCGATGGCCTCCTCCAACCCGCGATCAACGGTGTCATATGTGTCGTTCGTCCACGCCCTTTTCACCTGACCATAACTGCCGTTGCGCTCGCGCCGGGTAGATCCGGGCTTCATGCTTTCGGTGATGGCCTTGGTGAGCTTAGGGTAGGTTCCGCTCTTGGCGTCAACCCCGAGCGGGGGCATTAAAATGCTGCCGATAAAGAAGCTATCGGCCTTGCTTGCCTCCTCAACCACTGAGTTAAGGTCGGCTCGAATTGTTGCGCCAGAGTTCGGATACATAAAAATCTAAATTCGTTGGTTTGGTTTGGTGATTAGTTGTTGATGTAGGTAATCGCCAGGAATCCCGCGCCCTCGGAAAACGCCGTGGTGCTGGAAGCTTCAATGCTTAAAGTGTCGCCGGAAGCAAAGGTATTGCCGTCAGTGATCGCAGAGCCAGCAACCTTAGCCCCAAGCGGGGTGCAGTTTGCGGAAGTCAAAGCAACTACTCCTCCAGTGAGGTTTGTGGTCCCGATCTCGAGATTAAGCGTGGTAGCTTTGGCCGCAGTGGTAACAGCGGTGGTCACAAAGAAATCGACCGCCGTAATTGTTCCAGCAAAACCAAGCGGCATGTTGGTCAACACGTCGCCGTTGGCAACGTTGGCCAGCGTAATGGGGACAGTGATAATTCCACCACCTTCAGACCCTTCAGCCGGGGCAGCGGTGATAATGTCGCCATCAGCCGATGCGGCGGATACGGCAACAAAGCCCGTCCACCCACCGGCGGATTGAACATCGTTCACCTTACCGGAGGCGGCAGGGTAAAGCTTGTCGCCAACCTCAACAGCACCGGCGGCAACGAAAAGATGGGTGCCGGGAGAATTGCGCAGTCGAACGGTTCCGGTCCCGCTCGCAGCAATAGCGTGGCAGGTGGTTCCGATCCATGCGTCGGTTGCGCCAGCGGCGGAAATCAACCCGTTAGAGTCGAGCTTCACGCGCACACCAACACCAAGGGCGACAGCAGTAGCGGTGAAAGCCTGAAAACCAGAATTGTTTTCGAATGAATGAGCCATATAAAATTAGAGTTTAGAGAGTTGCGGTGTTGCCTGATTTGCGCCATTCCATATACTCGGCGTTGTGATTTTTCACACAGTAAGCGACTGCTTCACCCTTGGATTTGCCTTGCGCCATCTGGGCTTTGACGAGTTCGCCGAATTTGTTTCCGGAAAGATTTGGTTGCGCTCCAGCGGCCACAGGAGGAACGCCTAGGCTGGCCATAATCGCCTGAGCCTTCGCCGCCGCGCGCGTTTCGATTTCTCCGGCAGGATTGGAAATGGTGTCGTTGGCGGCTTTGAGCTTAGCTTCGAAATCGGCCAGTTTTGCCGCCTGATCCTGAAGTAATTTCGCAGCAGATTCCGCTCTCGATTGCGACTCCTTGGCGTCTGCTTCGGCTTTATCGGCTCGGGCCTTTTCGGCTTCAGCGGCCTTTTCAATCGCGCTCGCGTTCTCTTTCAGGGATTGGTTTTCGGCTTTTGCTTCCTCCAATTCCTTCTGGATTCGCTCAAGTTCCGCGTTCGCTTTACCGATGTTGAATATTTTCATCAGATATGAATAACAGTGGTTCTAAAGTCAACGGCTTTGGCTTATTAAATCCTCTAGGTCATCAACTAACCCATCACACAAGCCACGCGCTACAGCGTGCTCGCCGTAATAGGTCTGACCCTGCATTTCCTCGTCGGGAATAGTTCGCCGGGTTAAGCACGCCTCCTTGAATTTGCGGTATATATTGTCGCATCGTTCCTGGAACATTGCCCGCTCCTCTTCGGTCATCTCCTTGAAGAACGCGCCGGAAAGTTTGAACTTGCCAGCAGAGATTGCGTTTACTTTTACTCCCTCGTTTTTAAGAGCTTCGGTCTCGTCATAGTAAACCGAATAGACGCCGATTGAGCCAATGATTGCGGACTCGGTGCAGTAGAATTGATTTGCCTGTGATGCGAGCCAGTAGGCCCCGGAGCAACACATGGACTCAGAGTAAGCAGTCACCTCCTTTTCTTGTGCGAGTTCAGCAATAAGTTTAGCCGTCTCGGGCACGCCAACAACGGTTCCACCAGGTGAATCGAAGTCTAAGATTACATGCTGGATGCCAGCGTCTTCCCTTGCGATTTTGAGGCAAGCGTTAACGGTATCTAGTGAGCACCCACCGCACATTAACTCCATGCCAGACAAGTGTTTCCCAATGATCCCATACACCGGAATAATGTAGGTTGAGGAAATTCGTTTCGTTTCCGGGTAATCGTAATCCTCAGGGGGCTCAATTCCCTTTTTGAAAAACGAATCGTAGTTTCCTGTTCCAGCGTGTTCAGCAATCCGTGATTCTAGCAGTGTTCGGATCGCCTGATGTTTCTCGCGAGTGATAACCCACGGCTCACCGTAGACCTTGGAAATTATATGCGGGTAATTTTTCATTCCGTTCTTTGCGGTTGCGCTTCCTCGCTTTGATTGCTGGATACATTGCCATTCGGTGTAAGCATCTGAACCTTGTTCGCGTCCACGCCTTCTTTCTCGGCCTCGGCTTCAATAAATTTCTGCTCGCGGATGCGCTGCCTTACTTCATCCTCCCACCATTTCCCGCGCTTGCCGTACCACTCACGGTAGGTCATGCCGCCCATCTTGATACGCTCGCGATCTATATCGTCGTCATATTTTGCGTCGGCCGTAACACGGGCTGGCCCCTGGTAGTCCCATTTATACCAATCGGGATTTTGTTTCAGCAGTCCAAGCTTGACCCATTTACTAATTCTCCAACCATCCACCCTCCGCATTGTCTTAGCGGCAAGCATCTGGTTCTTTTCAATGGTGCGGTTGATCTTCTCGACAATAACCCGCATGGACGCCCCGCCCTCACGCGCATTGTCTAAAGTGAAATCAGCGGACCACTCCATGCCGTAAAAACAACCTCGGATGAGCCTGTCTTCGTAAGCCTGTTGGTTCTGCGTTGGGCGGCTGGCGATTAGCGTTGAAAGATTCCCGCTGTTCGATTTGAGGTAGTGATATACACCTCCCTCTAAAACTTCAGAATGGAGCCCGGTCCCAAACGTTCCGCCAGTGTTGTAATTATCAGGAAGTTGAAGATCCACGCCCGGAGGAGCCTCACCGCTTTCATTGGTTTCAATCAGCGTTACACGTGCCGCAGCTTTTTGGGCCAGCTTCTCGAAATCCCTTGTTTCCCCCACGTCCTGGAGGTCGAACGCGCAGACCGCCAGCGGTGGTATTCCGACGAATTGATCTGGTGAGACTGGGAAGAACGTTGGAAACAGTGAACGCGACGATATATCGACATGCTCAATTCCTAGTTCGTCATAAACTCGATAGGCTAACGGGTAGCCATATTCACTGATGATTGCCCCCGCAATAATTCGACTGCCCGCCCAAGGGTTAGCGGTTCCGGTGTAGCCTTCCGGGTGTCTGAAATTGTCATTGTTCGCCACCGTCGCGCCATCCATCAGCCCGCCGATTCGATGCGCTGGTATAATCTGGACCTGCGGGAAACCGTCAGCGGATTCGGTTAGCAAGGTCCAATAGGTTCCATCGATGCGGGTGTGCAATATTAAATTCCACAGGTAGGACGCTCTATCATATGGCCATCCGCGCACATCGAAAACAGGGTCAGCGTCCAGCATCAATCCCTCGGCTTCATCACCCCAAGCCATGTCTTCGCCGACAAATTGAGGAATGAAATGGGAGACAGAGAGGTTAGCTTGCTCCAACAATGCACCCTGCACTATGGGGTATTTCCAAAACAGGAATCGGGAAACATCGCGCAGCTTCGACAATCCCAGCGCGGTAATGTTCCGGTGGGTGTCATATTGAAGATTGGGAGCCTGCTGCCGGTCTGTGGAATGCGTAGCCGCTGGAACTAATTTATTGTTGCCACTACTGGTCCCGCGCCGGTCGTTAATTTTGTAAGGTTTTTCAGCCATTAGCTAAACCTCACTTTGGTCCGACTGATACGAGGAGTGTAAGAAGATGGGGATTTAAGCTCTAATGCAAAGTTGAGCTCCTCCCAAAACCGCTCCCATGCCATCCCGTTTTCCTTGGATACCTGAACATCACCCGACGCTGTAGACGTAATAAAACGATTCGCCCCCGCAAGGTATGCGGTGGTTGCGCTGGTTTTAAGTGTCTGTAGGTCCGCAAGGGACCAGTGACGGAATGCTCCTACTGCGGCCACACTTAAGCGGCGGCAGTCAATTGGTCGTCGGGCTCCTCCGATGGGTTGTCGGACCCGATTACGCTAGCCATGCATGCGGCGACAACCTGCATGCACTCGCAGTCCCAAAGATGGTTTGGCCGGTTCCCTATCCGCTCCCACTTGTAGGACTCCTTACCAAAACGGTCATAGACCCGGATCCTCCGCTCTGAAAACATTTGGGTGTGCCAATCATCTGGAACGCCATCGTATGCCATCCAGTGAGCACCCTTGCCATCGCGAAGACGAATCAGAATGTCTTTCACCGCAATGTTAGACCAAAAGAACAGCTTGGCGTATTTTCGATCCTTTGCTTCCCGCCCCATCATTGGGTCAACGTATTTAGCCGGGAACGAGTAGGGTAACAAAACCGGCTTTCCATCCTTACGCTTGTAAACAAAACTCTTTCGCGCTTCAGCTTCCCCGTTCAGAGCTTTCCACCCTATCCAATCTTGCTTGCCGCCAATGTTAGCCACAACGTTTCGCTTGGCGCACTCTAGATAAACCCGTCTCGCGTCATAGGATGAGTCGATAAATACACAACCTGGGTTAACCTTGAACTCAGCCGCTTTCGCTTCGATCTCCTCGTAGGTCAATAGCTTTCCGGCCCACATCAATCGGCTTTCACCGTCCCTTGACCATGCTCGGATTACCGCCCAAAACTCCACCTCCTGAACGTCTACCGTCAAAAACCGGAACGATTCTTTTGCCCAGCCGCTCGTGTTTATCTCTATGGTTGGAAGCTTTGTCGTAGTTAAAAATCTGTTCGGGTCATAACTCTCAGCGAGACGTTTTTGTATGAACTCCCTACTCGGGGCGTCGTTCCCTTTTTGGTATTCAAGTTCAGCCTGAATCCATTCAACGGCTAAATCACCCCACGAAAGCACATCGGGAGACAATACAAGAGCGTTCCACCTATGCGAGAGGTGCTCGGGTTTAGGGTTTGGGTTCGTTGGGATGTAGCGGGCTTGAGACAGCATCAGCTTGCGATTGTATTCTGTGTGCTCGTAACGGTGCCGACACGAAGGGCACTCAAGGTATGTGCTTTTCCTCAGCAACCGGAAATCCCAGTCTTCTTGCTTTGGCCATTTAATCACTTCCCACTTTGGCCAAAAGACTTGCGAGCATTTGTAGCAATAGATGTGGTATTCTCGCATGTCGCCGGATTTATGCGCCCGATCTAAATCATCCCCCACCTCTCCAGCCGTGGAGGCGTTTGAAATTTTCCTGTTCCAATACTGTGTTGTTCTCTTCCTAGCGTGATCCAGCAACCCTTTTTTCCAGAGAAAAACCTCGTCGTTAAATTGCCACATTATTGACTTGCTTTGAAGGTTGTTCAGGTTTGCGCCCTGAATTAAACAAAACATATCCGGCAATGAAATGTAACAAGTGCTCCTCTTGCTCGTATCCTTTGGTAGCCTCTCTTTGATCCCTGGAATGCTTTCCAGCGTTGGGTTGAACTTCTCCTTCGCAAACTCCTTTGAGTCCTCGTCTGACTGGCAATTGATCTGCATCGGCCCCGGCTTAAACCGAATGGCCCAGCAGGCACCGCTTATCAGGAACATGGTCTTTGCCCCCTGAACGCACCCAATGATTGTGTCCTCCTTGTAGGTGGGATCGGCTAAAAATTCCAACGGCTCACGAATCCACGGTGTGTGCTCACTCCTGAACCGTTTGCCAAAAGGAGAATTCTTTAGGCCTAAAACATCATCAGCCCATACCCACGGCGGGCGGTCGTCTGGAAGGTCGATGAAACTAAGCGGGTGCCGTCGCATTCGCTTTAAGACTTAAGGCTTTTAGTGCGTCAATAATCATTTGCCTTAGCCGCTTTTCCATTTCCGCCGCGCTGATTCCTGTAAGCTCGGGGGACCTGGGCGGAATGGTCATTAATTCGGAAACGCACTCCCTAAACGCTTCGCGGAATTCATTATCCCGATCCGCAACCGGCATCAAAATTCCATCGTCTCGGTCGTTCCTGATCTTCAGCTTTCGCACCTCCTCATTCAGCTTCTGATCCTTGAGTGAAAGGTTTTGGCCTGTCACCTTAAGCTTGTCCGCGTTCTCCTTCAGCCAAGCCTCAAGCTCCGCAAGATCAACCCTGTTCCCCGCCGCAAAGGCAGGACAGCCCAATGCTTTCGCCTTTCGCACTACCTCCACCCCAACGTTCAAACGGGTAGCCGCTGCCGTTATGTTCTCCACTACGTCCTTCTTTGGTCTTGCTTTAGCCATTGTGTGTGCTCAGGTTTTTCAGGTTCCAGTGTTTAAACGGGCATCTTGCATGATAACC